TCAGTGGTGCGTTACGGATACAAGGAAAAAAGTTTTGTACTCCCCCATGGGGCACTACAGTACGTTGTACAACTATACAGTGTTGTCACAACGCCATAGAACAACACTGGTAAAAATTGCCTGTTGACATTGTACCACAGAAGTGGTATAATATAGACAATGAAAGAGGGAACAATAGAGAACCAGATGGAACGGCATAGAGAAGTCCAAAACAGAGGTTCAAAGAAAACCCTTGACAAACAACAAGAAATGTGATACAATATAGGTGGAAAGAAACCACAAAATTGAATCACAAGAGAAACATTGAGGAGATGTTCTTATGAAAAAGACTGTTAAGATTGAGATGTACCTTGACTGCACCACTGAGTGGGGTGACCGCCGCTGGAATTATGTGTGCTCTGTGTGGGGTGACCACATTGAGTTTGACCGCTCCCGCTGGTATTTGCGTGATGCCGACAACAGGCTGGTTTGTTGTGGCAATGTGGCTGAACTTCATGGGGACAGTACTGATGAGTTTGATGTGAAGTTCAAGAACGTTGTTTGCTACTGATATCCACAGGCCGGAACTCTCAACCCTGTTGAGGGTTCTAACGTGGGGATATCCACGAACACAAACAAGTATCATTGAAGAGGTGTACTATTATGAAAATTATGAAAATTGAAGCGTATAATCTGCGCTCCATGCCTAGTGCCCAAACCCATGTTGAGTTTGTATACAACGAGTGCAATTCGCTGGTTGCAATTCGGCTGTACAGCTATTGCACCTGCATCCTTGAGACTGTTCGCATGGAAAAAGGCGGTATCTATCATTGGGTAACTAATGTGGTGTTCAATCCCGCATACAGCCGCACCACAGCCCGTCACGTCAACAGGTTCACCCATGAACTGTTTGGATGCAACTATTACTTTGAATGTAAAGAAGCGTGGGCAAATGAGTCCCCGTTGGCTGAGGTGCTTTGTACTAATTCCATTATGAACTTCTGTAATGAGTACCATAAATACGGCAAACGCTTGCACAACTAAGTCGAAACACCGGGTATCCGGTGTCCGCACAAGCTGGCAACTTGTACGCTGATGATGACAAGCCAAAAATACATTGTAGAGGTGTACAATTATGAAAATGAAAAAGTATTATCCGATTCTCAAGTCTCGTGCTGAGTACTGGTTCAGTAATGCGCACAATCGTCAGCGGTGGGCCGAATACGTTACGGCTGTTCAGAAGTCCGGTGAATACAGTGATATTTACGTCCGGTTGGCGTGGGATATGGCAAGGATGTTTACAACGGCTGAGGAACGTTGTGGTTGGATTGATGATTGTAGCGCCAACGATAAAGCCTTTACCACGCTTGCTAAGAAAGTTGGTATGGATGTTGGTTATTTCTAATAGTAATTCCTAGGTCGGTATCCTGTACCGCTGTACAGGGTACTAACGTGGGAACTACCACGAGAAAGTGAGGGCATGAAAAATGTCTCTGTATCATTTCCAGTGTATCGCACCTATTTTAGCGGCTGTTGCTGTATGCTTTGGCCTGTACCTGTATGCTATGTTGAAGGGGTGGTTGTAATGATTCGACTGTATCTCAAGAACTACAAACCCGCTGAGCTGGTTCAGCTCTACAATGCGCTGTCGCTTGCTCGTACTATGGTCAAGTCTGATGTTCCGACAAACACGGCAAAGGACTTGGACGAGGTATTACAGTACATATCTGGGTACATGGATGCGAAGGGGGATTCTGCAAAATGAGTGCACGTTTAACTGCTTCCCAGCTTGCCCACCGGGTGTATCGGTATCTGCTGGTTCAGTATTCTGCTGAACAGCTCCAGAATACCTATTACGCTATGGACACGAGGGTTTTTGATGACCCGGATGTGGCGTTCTATCCTGATAACGAGAACCGTTTCAAAACGCCCACTGATGCTATGACTTACCTGTTGGAAGAAGGCTTGCCTATCTGGCTTGTCAAGTCCGGCACTAATTATCCGCTTGAGCATTTCACCTATCGTAAAGCTGAACTCTTGTTTGCCTTGTAATTTCTAGGCAGGTATCCTGTACTACGGTACAGGGTACTAACGTGGAAATTACCACGAGAAAGGAGTGTTGAAAACTATGTTGAAACTGTTAGAAGCCCCGCCTTAGTTGGGAATACCCGATTGTTAAATTTTTGACAATCTTAGCGAAAAGTCCCATAACTTGGACGTATAAAATCTCTATCCCGAACGCAACAAATGTCCATGTTAATCTGTACCTAGATATGGTACAATAAGTGTGGGAGATAACTACCATCTCCTAATTTAGACGCTTCAACACAACACAAAACAAAGGAGTATTCATCATGCGTAAGTATTCTATCACCCGCCGTTCTATCGTCACCACTGCTACCGTCAAGGCCGTCAACCTGAACACCTTTGAAGTGGTTGATATGACTGCCACTCTTGAGGGTGCATTCGCTGACAACTCTGCCGCACTCAAGGCCGTTCAGAAGGTCTGGGAAAATGACGAGTTCAACCCCGTTGCCGTTACCAGCCTGTCTTGCAAGGTCAAGACTTATGGTATGACCGCCAGCCAGTGGTTTGCCAACGCCGATGTTATCGATGAAACCGATATCACCCCCGAGGAAGCGGCCCAGTTCGGAAAGCGTCAGAAGAAATCTGACGAGAACGCACAGTAAGTTTATCCGCCCAACAAACACATAACAAGTAAGGAGTATCACTATGAATATCATCAACAAGTCCGCTAACGTTGCATCTTCCTTTGACCTTTACAAGCTGGTTCAGTCCCCTGAGCGCAAGAAGCTGACCGATATCAAGGGCCAGACCATCACGCTTGACAAGTGGGTTCTGTACACTGAGCCTGACAAGGACGGCAAGGAGATGAAATTGCTGGCACTGACCACCGCTGACGGCTCTGCCTACTGCACCAATTCTGCAACGTTCTGCCGTTCCTTTGAGAGCGCTGTCGCAATGTTCGCCCAGTTCGGCGAAGAGTTCCACGAGATTCAGGTAACCACTGGCACGTCCAAGAACGGCCGTGATTACATCGACTGCGTTGTGGTCGGCTAATCACCAGCACGAATAACAACTAATTAAGAAGAAAGGCGAAGTTCTTCTTAAATAAAATCACTTACAGTATCCCGGCTGGTGGCCAATTCACTGGCCGGGATTCTTTTATAAAGGAGATGAACAAATTATGAATCATCGCCAACAAGTAGCCGCTATGCACGCTAGAGAGCTGGCAAAGGCCAAACAGCAGTTGTTATTAAAGGTCAATCAGTATATGCAAGAAGTGCGGGCAGAAGGTGGCACAGCAGAAGTAACGCCACAGATACAGCGCTTGATTGAGCTTGACAAGTACCGCTTGAGAGATGTGCAGAGAATGCAGAAGATTGCTAGTGACCCAAAAAAGGTACAGGAATATGTGTATGCTGAGAATGCACAAGGGCAAGTGATTAGCGGTGAAAAAGCCATAAAGCGTTATCAATCTTATCAGCATTCAGCTATTGCAAAGCCAGCAGACCAATTTAAGAAAACCATAGAGACCTTCATTGACACAGTTCAAGATATGTTCGTGGATATGAGCGCATATAATGAGTTTACTCGCAAGTTGAATGCACTTGTTAATCAAGATATCAACGAACCTACTGAAGAGGAATGGTTTGTAACACACGGTGCATATTTAGCACGGTTGAAGAATCCCAAGGAGATTGAAGCATCCAAGAAATGGTTCATGTACCTCAATAGAGAAAACACCAGAGACATGGAACGAGCCTTTAATACTTTGCTAGAACAGGAAGGTGCAAAGGAAGTTGCTAGACGCATAAACGAGAACTTAACGAAAATTATGGAAGCGGCTGTTATTGCGGCAATTGGTTATAACGAACAAGCTGGCTCTGCTGTACAGGATGTTCTAATAATACTTGCGCCAAGAGCAACCCGAGAACAGATGCAGTCAATGCAAGAATTGTATGACAGCCAGTTTGAATACAATGATTATGAGGAATGATATCTAATGTCACGTTCCGAAAAGTGGCGAACTTTCAGTGCTGACTTTGAGACAACAGTTGAAGAGAATACGAGACAACAGACAGCGACTGAGGTGTGGAGTGCCGCTAGTGTTGAACTGTGGACTGAGGACGTTATGGTTTTCCATTCCATTGGTGAGCTGTATGAGTATTATGTATCACTGGACGAGAACATTGTGGTATACTTCCACAACCTCAAATTTGATGGAAACTTCTGGTTGTCGTATCTACTCTATGACCTCAAATTCAAGCAAGCCTTTGACCCAGCACCAGACCAGAAAGGCGGCAAGTTCAAAAAGAACTGGGAAATGCCTGACAGGTCGTTCAAATACGTTATTTCAGATATGGGCCAATGGTACACTATGACTATCAAAGTGAATGGACACTACATTGAACTTAAAGACAGTCTTAAATTACTTCCATTCAGCCTAAAACAAATCGGTATCAGTTTCAAGACCAAACACCAGAAACTAGATATGGAGTATAAAGGGCACAGATACGCTGGTTGCCCTATCTCTCAAGAAGAACTAAAGTACATTGCAAATGACGTTCTAGTTATTAAAGAAGCACTTGAATTTATGTTCTCAGAGGGCCACAAGAAATTGACAATTGGTTCGTGCTGTTTGGACGAGTTCAAGAAGGGTCACACAGTCGGAGACGATTACAGCACGCTGTTCCCAGACCTGTACAAAATACCACTTGACCCAGAAGTTTATGGTTCTAGCACAGCTGGTGAATGGATTCACAAATCGTACAAAGGTGGCTGGTGTTATCTGGTGAAAGGCAAAGAGTGCAAGGAGTATAGAAATGGTGTTACAGCAGATGTGAACAGTCTGTATCCCTCTGTAATGCACTCTGAATCTGGCTCAGATTATCCTATTGGCAAGCCTAAGTTCATTCATGTTGAAGCAAACGAAGGCGATATCTGGGACGCATACAATTGTCCTATTAAATATGACCCGTTCTGGTTTCAGCCGACAGAAAAGCCTAAAAAGCTGTGGGAATACGGAAAGTTCTATTTCTTCCGCATTAAGACCCGGTTCTATCTGAAACCCGGTAAGTTGCCTTTTGTACAGATTAAAGGCTCTTGGATGTACAAAGGAACAGAAGCACTGGAAAGCTCAGATATTGTTGGCAAAGACGGTATTCCACGTTCCGAATACTATGACATTGACGGTAACTTACACGATACACGAGTTGAGCTTACATTAACACAGACAGACTTCATTTTACTGCGTGAACACTACAATCTAGTTGATTACGAACTACTTGATTACTGTGAGTTTGATTCAACTATTGGCCTGTTTGACGAGTATATTGACAAGTATGCCGCAATCAAAAAGACTAGCAAAGGCGCTATGAGACAACTTGCAAAACTATTTCTAAACAACTTATACGGAAAAATGGCATCTAGCATGAACAGCTCTTTCAAAGTTGCATTTGAAAAAGATGATGGTTCTGTTGGATTCTACGAGGTGGACGAAAATGACAAAAAACCCGGATACATTCCAGTTGGTTCAGCTATCACTAGTTATGCCCGCAACTTTACCATTCGTGCGGCTCAACAAAATTATTACGGAAAGGACAAGCCCGGATTTATCTACGCCGACACAGACAGTATACACTGTGACCTGCCGCCTGAGCAGTTAAAAGGCATTACGGTGCATCCATCAAATTTCTGCTGTTGGAAGCTAGAATCGAGCTGGGATATCGGCTGGTTTGTGCGACAAAAGACGTACATTGAGCACGTTGTAGCCGAGGACTTAGAGCCGATAGAGAACCCTTACTACAATATCAAATGTGCAGGAATGCCAAAAAAGTGCAAAGACCTGTTTGCAGAATCCTTTGACAACAAAGTTGCAGAGGACATTGAGAACGGCATAAATCCAAGAAATGAGGAACAACCGCTATCTGATTCTAAACTTACGCCAGAAGAGATTGCATTTCTTAGTAAAACACGAACATTCAAAGATTTTAAGACAGGTTTAACAGTTCCCGGTAAACTACTTCCAAGAAGAATTAAGGGTGGTGTGTTGCTGGTTGATACTGATTTTACAATGAGGTGATATAATGACTATTGAAGAATTTTACCAGTCTTGCCAGAACTGTGGCTGGAAAACCGAGTTTGAGCTGTGGAGTTTCTTCACGCTCCTGTATCGTGGGCGGTTTGACCCCATGAAGAACCAGTTCAGAAACCTTCATGTGAGCACGTTTGAGGTTCGTAAAGGCAAAGTAAGAATCCAAGTTAGGGAGTGCATAAGATGATTACACTAGAGGAACTTTGGTATGCGTGGTGTGACATTGACGAGCACACAGAAGTAGAACTCAAGTACGATGGTGATGAAGAGTTTATTGCGTTCAGGTTTGGTGAGCGTGATAAGTGGCGGCTATATGATAAAGCTATTGTCAGTGTGTTTTCGGCTATACAGGCTAATCAGGCTAGGGTTACGCAATACGCATTTGATAAGGTTATTATTATTTTGAAGAGGTGAGTAACATGAAAGACTTGCACAAAATCTGTGACCACTCGTATGACCAGAGAACTGGTGGTTGTGATTATATCAGCTGTAAGTACCACATCAAGCATTATCATCCTGAGCCTAAAGACTGGTTTATCTTCCACAAGGTGACAGCGGTAAACGCTGGTGAGTGCTTACAGCAAGGGGGAACTCAGAATGGGTAATGGGATTATCCCTGATGCAAAAGGAGCGGCAGAAGAAAAGCTCAAAAAGAAGCACCTGTTAATCCGTATCCCCGGGGAGAACTATGACAGAAAATGTCTGTCTAAAGATTCCCTTATGTATGTTGCCTATTCTCTGAACAGAGAGTATGTGCATCTTCCGGGCATCAACGATGGTGCAATCAAAGTTTCATCTCTTTCCAATGATATGCTGAGGTCTAAAGTTTTCATGTACCATATTGACACCAATAAGACGTTCACAGCAATCATTGCTGGTTCTGGGTTTACACTGTGGTACACTAAAGAAAAGGAGAATAAAAAGTGAGCGAAGTTATCGTGTTTGCAATTGCGGCATCCTACTCTATTTACATCACGGTGTGCAGATACAAGTATAAACTTGACAAGTCGGTGTACATTTGTGATGCATTGTTGATTCTTGCGGCTCTTTTGTCATTGAGGTGGTAATATGGCTTTGCATTATGATTAACACAATCCATAAATAAAAACAAACCCCTCAAGTCGAACCTAACGGAACGGCAAGAGGGGTTTTCTATATCCTGTCTCTGAGGTGCACCAAAGCGCATTGCAGATACGAAACTACATAGCGGACGGTTCATCGCCGTTGCAAAACCCGCCTGTATCGGTGGTACTGTCTCAGAGGGATAAGTTAATTCGCTACGCTCATGCGACATAAGTGTGCGCATAGCGCAGATTTGTTTTGTTCACTTCGTGAACGTGTCTTAGTAAGACAGCGCTTTCAAGATAACTTCTTTGCATTGCAAGTTCTTAAACCGGAAAGCGCCACGGTCGAAGAAATATCGCATCTGGTCTGTGAACATCTTGTACGCATTGAGCATAACATAGTTCACTCTATGGTCGTCTGTTGTGACAGCCAGCTTGAACTTGTAAGTCAAGTCTGGTTTATCATCACAGTAAATAACACCAGTGTCTGGGAATTCTCTCAGCCCATATTCCTTGTTCATGTATCGGATAGTTCCCAAGTAACGAGAAGCACCAGTAGGGCGTTCAATAAATGCAGAGCTGTCGTTCAGGTACACAGCTTGTGTCAAATACACATCGTATGTATCGCCACTGAACGCACTGTTAAAAGCAGATTCAGCCTGAGCCTTAGAAGCGGCATCGACATATCCCTGTTCGAGTACCCAGCCAACGCCACGCAGAAAGTTTACGTTGTCATTCAGCCGTGAGCTGATATTCATTGCAACATAGTAAGGATTAAGCAGGGTAACAGGGTTAGACAGCATATAAACAGGAACATATCGAGATTGAGCGCCCTGACCACGAGCAACAGAAGTGTGAATAGACCGGAACTTCTTTACCTCATCTGCGCAGTAATGGTTTGTCTCGCTCTGGAACTCGTCCATGAGCATTCGGGTTGTATCTGAGAAAAAATGAGAATACTTCTTAATCTGGTCTGCCGCATTGATACTTACAGCATAACCACAGGGAACTCCGTCAAGAAACAATTCATGGTAAATGCCAGCGGCCCTGCGCTGAGAGGTCATTGCGTGTCCTTGGTAGAACATAACGCCGATATCCTTAAAGAATTTGTCAGCGCATCCATCAAGTTCATAGTTGAACCTATACAGCAACATGAACTTCTCTTTGTAGTTGATAAAACGCTTGATGCAATATCGGTTAAACCAAGTAGTTTTACCGCCAGAACGGTTGGTGGTGCACATATAAATCTCTGGCTTGTTGCCGTTCGTGTCCATCAAAGACAGTAGCTTTGTACCGTCATAGAAGTCACCCATTGTCTCAGCTCCTTTTTAGGAATTATTCCTATTTGTTCCATGTGGAACATTTTCTCTCTAAAATAATTATATCATACCTACTTCCATTTTTCAACTACCTATGGTATAATAATTATAGAAGCTAGACCGGAAAGGGGGTGAGCTTATGAGTACCGTCTGTTCCGTTCCAGTGGAAGTAAAACTTGCTTTGGCCTTTATGGTGATTGACGTTTTCACCGGAGTGTTGAAAGCTGTCAAAAACAAAGAGTTGAACTCCACAAAGGCAAGGGAAGGAATTTACAAGAAAGCCAGTTTTATCTTGTTCATTGCTTTCGGCTATCTCGCTGATTATGCTATGGACTATGTGAACATGGGTTTCAATTTACCTGCCGCCGCAACTATCTGCACTCTGATTATCGTCACGGAAGCTATTTCTGTGCTTGAGAATCTGGGTCAGATTAACCCCGACTTGGTTAAACTGGTTGCACCGTTCCTGTCTGCACTTAACAAGAAAGAAGGTGAGAACAATGGTTGACGTTGAGCTACTGCTTTCTGACAACGGCGGGGTTAGAATCTATCCCACCGAATGGCACAACACTATCTACTTTGGCTATCAGAAGAACGCTAACATTTACCGTCTACACATTGTTCGCTCTAAGGTTTGGCAAAACCTCACTGTAAGAGCTTTCTTTCACACAGCAAATAAACAAGACCCGCCAGCACAGCTGTTTGTAGGTGATTACGTCAATGTGCCCGCTTTGATTACCGCTACTACGGTTGGCGGTGTTATCACAATTGAGGGCACTGACGGTATGAAAGCTCTTACCACAGCTGATATCCCTTATGTTGTAAGTGAGAACTCTGGTGTTGAGGACGGCACAACCCCTGAACCAGCGTCTCCTGCTTGGGTTCAGCTGGTAGCTGAAATCAATGCAGAAGCAGAAGCGGCAAAAGCCGCCGCTAAGATTGCTAATGAATCGGCAATTAAAGCGCAATCTGCTCTGAATGATTTGTTGCAGGGAATCCGAGACGGTGATTTCATTGGTCTGCCCGGCCCGGCTGGCCCACAAGGCCCCCAAGGTGTACAAGGCCCAGCTGGCCCGCAAGGCCCTAAAGGTGAAGTTGGCCCGGTAGGCCCGCAAGGCCCGAGAGGTACACAGGGTGTAAATGGCCCACAGGGCATCCAAGGCCCAAAAGGTGACCCCGGCCCTAAAGGTGACGTTGGCCCACAAGGCGAGGTTGGCCCAGTAGGCCCAAGAGGTTTACAAGGCGAAACTGGCCCGCAAGGCCCTAAAGGTGAAGTTGGCCCGGTAGGCCCGCAAGGCCCGAGAGGTGAAAAAGGCCCAGCTGGCCCAGAAGGGCCTAAGGGTGAACAGGGTAATCAAGGCCCAGTTGGCCCGCAAGGCCCACAAGGTGATGTTGGGCCGCAAGGAATGCTAGGCTTTTTGCAGTCTACATCTGAGACAGACCTTAATAACATCAAAACACCCGGCTTTTATCAACAGTCATATCCCGGAACAAGCAATACACCGTTCTCAAGCGGATATCACTACTGGAACATGATGGTGGTTACTGTAACAGGCTCGTGGGTGTGGCAGGTTATTTTTCCGACTGAATCCTCTGATGTGATTTATGTGCGTGAGTTCACTAACACCCGCTGGGGTGCTTGGCGGCACATCAATACCAGCGCTTAAGAGGTGATATTATGAAAACTAAATCATATTATGTTTTCGATTACACCCTCAACCCAGATGAACAGTTGTCTCCGCACTTCAAAGCACATGAGTTCCGCTGTTCTGACTTATCCCGTGTCATTGTGCTAAACAAAGCACTTCTTGAACTTCTTGAAATTATCCGCAACCACTACAACAAACCGCTTATTATCAATTCTGGATACCGCACAGTAGCTTACAACAGTTCGCTCAAAAATTCCAGCCCTAAATCACAGCACATGTTTGGCAACGCCGCAGATATTTATATCTCTGGTGTTTCGCCACTAAAGCTGTACTCGTGGCTTAATTCTAAATACCCTAATTCGCTTGGACTTGGTATTTATGATACCTTTGTTCATGTGGATGTAAGAGAGGGAAAGTCACGGTGGGACTACCGAACAACCACTAAATAATTGAAAGGAGCAAATTATGGAGCTTGCCGATTTCAATGCCAAGACACAGGAGCTTATCAAGCACTTGGGAGATAACGCAGACCAAGGCGAAGTAACCAACATCTTGGCAGAACTGACCACTGGTTTTAGCGAAGAGGTTGCCGCAAAAGCGACTGCCCTTCGCAATGTTGATGAGCTTACCGCAAAGAATGCGAAGCTGAAAGAGGACAACATGAATCTATTCCTTCGTGTTACTGTACCGGAAGAACAGCTGAAAAACCCTGTCCGACCGGAAGAGGACAAAGACCCCATCAACCGTCTGTTTACCAATGGCCGACTTAACCTCAAGGGCTAAACATTTAGAAAGGATAGTGATAAACTATGGCAACTGCTATCGACATTGTGAACGCAGTCATTGAGACTAGTTCCACGCTGAAAGAGAACATCCCGCTTGCTACCAATGCCACTCTTCAGGCAACTGGTGGCGCTATCATGCAGTACACTCCCTTTATGAATGAGTTCATCAATGGTCTGGTGAACCGCATTCTGTTTCAGGAAGCGCACAACATGACCTATGACAACCCCCTTCGCATTTTCAAGGGCGTTGATATCCCCTATGGCACTGACGTGCAGGACAGCATTGCGAACCCCGCTGTTGCTACTCCCTACGACAGCTCTGCAATGAGTGACGTTCTGTCTCCTGCTTCTCCTGATGTTAAGACCGTGTACTACCGCCGCAATCGGCAGGACAAGTACAAGGTTACTGTCTATGATGCCGTTCTTGCTGGCGCTTTTACCAACGCAGATACCTTCAACAACTTCGTATCGATGATTCTGAACACCCTGACCAGCGGTGACAACATCGATGAGTTCACGCTGATGAAAGGCGTTGTTGGTCAGGCTATCAACGATGGCAACATCAACAAAACCTCTCTGGCCGCTGGTGATGACCACCGGGCCTTTGCTGAAGCCCTTGTCACCGACCTGCGTGCAAAGTACCTTCAGTTCCAGTTCCCCTCTACCAAGTACAACTGCTATCAGAAGATGGCTACCGCTCAGGGCATTGCAGACGCAACCCCCCTGACCACTTGGACTTCTCCTGACCGTATCAGTGTTCTGGTTCGTGCTGACGTTGCCGCCTTTACTGACGTTGAGGTTCTGGCAAAGGCATTCAACATGAGCAAGGCTGAGTTCCTTGGCCGTCAGGTGATGGTTGACAGCTTTGGTGATACTGGTGATGCCGCTAAGACGCTGGCAATCATCGCAGACAACACCTTCCTGCGCACCCACGACAACCGTTTCCAGATGGCAGAAACCCCGTACAATGCAAGCACTCTGAGCCGCACCTACTTCCTGCATCACTGGGAGACTATGGCGTGCAGTCCGTTTGCTAATGCGTGGGCATTCATCGAAGAGTAATCTTCATAACGTAACTGCTCCATAATTTTCTCTCTTCCGGTAACTGGTTGAGCTTTAGACCAGTGAGGGCGGGGCAGGGGGCAAGAGAGGTACAAATTATGTTTACACCAACAACTGCTTTAAGGTTACTCGACACTCCACTCGAGAGTGATTACAGAAACACGCTGTGGTTTCCTGACCGAGAAGCACAAACTGCCTATTTCTTAGGCAAAACAATTAAAACCTACGAGAACTTCCAGTACATTAAAAAGAATAACACTATTGTTGTGGACGGAGAAGTGGACTTGCTGTATAACTGCAACTACATCATGTACCAGAACAACAACTTTACCAATAAATGGTTCTATGCCTTCATTGATAGAATCGAGTGGGCAAGCAACAGTTCCGTCAGACTATACGTCAGCACAGACGTTATCCAGACTTGGTTCTTCGATATAACATACTATGACAGCTATGTTGATAGATGCCACAGTGATACTGACGTTGCTGGTGACAATATCGTGCCCGAGGATTTCAGCGTTGGCAATCCGGGTGGCTATCAGGTGGCTGGTTCGACTGACCTTGCACCAGATGGCATTGCGCTGTTTGCCACTTCCACTTATGCAGGAGAATCCAGAACTGGTTCTGTGAACTCTGGCATTTACTCCGGTGGGCAGAACCTTGTTGACTTCCACATTGATAATCCCGGTGTCGGCTCTATTCTTGACAGCTACGTTAAGAACGGCACAGCAACAGCGGTTATCAAATTACAACAGTACCCTTACAAGCTCAAGAACGGCCCTATGGTTGTTTCCTTCTCTAAGTATCCCAGTTCTATTTCTGGCTATACACCAAAAAACAATAAAATGCTCTCGTCTGCGTTCGTTACTTGTTTTATGAGTATGTACGGACAGGAGACTGATTTCAACCCCGTGTTCATCACCGACAGCAAAGTTAATATTAAAGTTTCAGCTGACCAGACGAGCGGAACTATCAGCGCATTCGTTGAGAATTACAGCGATGGCTCTATTTCTACAATCTCTATGTTTGCTTCCATTCCGGAAAGTGGATGGAGCTACAACCAGTACAAAAACGATTACAATTTGCACAGTGGAAGTAATGCTATATATGTACAGCGCTCTGTTGCTCAACGCACAGCTGATTATGTTTCAGCTGGTACAAACACAGCCGCATCAGTGCTTGATACCGCTGGTAGTATTTTTAGAACAGGCGTAAGTCTCGTTGGAGCGACAGGCGTACCAGCCTTGGGGCTTTCAAAAGCACTTGAAAACATCGGCTCTACTGCCAGAAGTTTTGGCGAAGCAAACCAAGCCCTTACAGCATTAAACTCTTTTGCTGGCGGGTATGATAGCATTTCTCAAGACCTTGCCACTATCTCTGAAAACTACAATGCGCCTGCTACTGGTGGCATGAGCGCTTCTAATGGCTACATTGCTACTGGCAAAACAGTCTTTTCCTACGGATATAAAGTTCTCCCCAGAGACATTGTTGAACGCTGTGACAAATTTCTCACCGTTTACGGCTACAAACAGAGCGAATACAGAGCAATCAACCTTCATGCAAGAGCAAGCTGGACTTACATCAAAACCAATGGCTTGAATGCCAGCGGTAACTTCCCAGACGATGATATGAACATTATCAAGCGTGCATTCAATAACGGCATATTCTTCTGGGTTTACACTGCAACATACGGAAACTTCGGACAAAACAATGCTATTGTGTAAGGTGGTGATTATATGGCAAACTCAGCGGCAGAAACGCTAAAAGAATTTAAATCTGCGTCAACTGCCAGCAATGCTGTATACGCTACCTTAAAAGTGCAGTATACTGGTTCATGGATGGACGATATTCAGCAAATTTCAACAATGTGCGGCGTACCTGTCCAAACGCTATTACAGCTGAACCCTTGGCTGACTTCCAATAACTTTGTTGCCAATAACCACGACTATATAACAATCAAAGTGACTGCTGGTTCGCCCAGAACTGGCGGCAGTAATGCACAAAATAGCGTTACTGGTTTTTACAGCACCAATGAGTGGTTTCACCCTCTTGGCGTTGGACTGTGGTATTGCAGTCAGGCATATAGCCAAAAACACCCTGCAATTGACATAACAACAGGAACAGCTGGGCAGATTGCTGGAAAGCCAATTTACGCAGTTAAAGCTGGCACAGTTGTACAAAGCTACTCTTCTACGTCTTGGGGATATACTGTTCTTATCAGGCACGATGATACAAAAGACGCAGAGGGAAACTGTTACTATACACGCTACGCCCACATGGAAAAACTTGGGCCTTCTGTCGGAACAAAGGTTTCGCAAGGTGACCAAGTAGGCACTTGTGGCAACACTGGCACATCTACTGGCGCTCACCTTCACTTCCAGATTTACTTCACTTCTGCAACTCGCACAGACTACACTAACTTTGATGGTGGCAAAGTGAGCCACACTTTTAGTGTAAATCCTAACGATATCAAAGACTTCCCCGGAACACCTTATACGGAACATCATTACAGCCAAGTTGAGATGCACAAAAGCCCTTACGTTACTGATGCTGACATCAAAGTAATACAGGGTGCGGCATCTGAGGACGGTACTGTTACCGAATCTCAGTTCAACGAAACAGTGAATGGAATAGCCGACAGAATCATTGCCGCAAAGAACGTTGACCCTTCTAGCGATTTGGCAAAACTTATTAAAGACTACGTTAAAGCACAGTTAGACGGTATCAAAGCAAATGCCGCTGGCTATGCTACTGACATACTCACAACTGGTGATTTCAGCGGAGTTCTTAACAAGTTCTGCTCTGACGTTGTAAACAACTCCATCTGGTACGTTGAGAACAAAATCAACAACCTACTTCAATATGCTATCTCCGTTGGACAGCAAGCCGCACAAAATGAAATTAACCAAGCAAAATCACAGCTAAAAGACTGGATTGTAGACGTTACTAAGATTGACCGGAACTCTGAACTAGGTGTACACACTCTGAATCTTCTTGATTCTTATGTTGATACTATTGTTGCAGACGGGTGGCAAGCCGTTACCACTGCACTAACAACAGGTGATGTAAAACTAGCCGCTGGACAATTCTTGGAAGTCACCAAAAGACAATCAATCGACTATGTTTGTGAACTTGGTTCCCACGCATTAGCAAATGCAATTACTTCCTACATTGGTTCTCATTCACAAAGCACAGAACTTAACCAGATTGCCGCAGACTTAGTGCCCGGTATCATCAACACTATGTGCCAGTCGATTGGCGGTGTTATGAAAGGCGATATCTCTATTGAGCAAGCGGCTAAAAACGTTCTGGTTCAGGTTGTATCAACAGTCGCTACCACAGTTGTTCAAAAATATCTTGTTCCAGTCGTATCTAACTGGATTGTTACTGGTTTAACTACTCTTGCAGTTAATATCGCTGGGCCACAGATAGGCGGGCAAATTGGAGCGGCCATTGCTGGCCCTGTCGGCTATTTTGTCGGCGCTCTTGCTGGTGCTGGCGTTAGCTGGATTATCAACTCCATATTCAGTTAAGAGGTGATTCAAATGTACAATTACGATAACGAACTAGCAGACAAAGAAGCATCCCACGCCGCTTACGCTGACTACTACTATCGCCTTAAATCTCTGGCTTGCACAATGTTTAAGTGGGAAGGACTACCTGACAGTGTGAATGAACGATATCTTGAATATTGCCTGTTCACCTACGGTAAAGCTGTTTTCTTCAACCATGCAACCCGTGGCTATATGTGCCTGAATGGTGCACTTCGTGGAATCAACTTTTACAATGAGCCTATGTATATCAGGCCTATCAGCCATGTGGAAACGTTCCCCGAATACGATATGAAGGACTGTGTACTTATCAGAAACACCCCCGATATGTACCCAACTTTCCTTACTACTATTCGTTACACACGGGACTTGTACGATATCGACCAGACTATCAAAGTCAACATCGGCGCTCAGAAAACTCCTGTCCTGATTCTCACTGACACCAAGCAGAAACAGACCGCACAGGCTGTATATCAAAAGTACACTGGCAACACTCCTGTTATCTACGGCATGAAAGGCACGTTTGACCCGAACAGTTTCATGGTTCTCCGCACAGATGCACCGTTCGTTGCTGGTCAGTTACAGGATATCAAGATTACGAAGTACAACGAGTACCTGTCTTTCCTTGGTATCGGCATGGCAGACTTCAAACGTGAACGGCGAGTAACTGACGAGGTTGAACAGTTTGACCAGCAAGCAAATGCTCTGGCTTACATTGGCCTGTCCCAACGTAAACACGCTTGCAAACTTATCAATGATATGTTCGGCCTGAACGTTTCTGTTCATCTGGCAAATCAGCCGTATATCACTGACGGTGACAAGTACAGCAAAAATGCTTCTACTATCTCCTATGTAAAAGCCCGTGCTGGTGGTTATAATGGGGGTGAGGAATAATGGCAACGTATACCATTGAACTGGGCAAACTGCTTACTCTCGATGGGTTCGACATTGGCATGAAAGATTACCCACTGCCATCTTTTCTCCATTCTGCTGGCGATATGCAAGCGTGGAGAGAAGCACTGAACCAGAAAATCATTAACCACTACTATTTCAACGAGATTTGCTGTCTGCCGCCTGAGAGATTCAAGTTTTTCCTGAACAACACTCTTAACGAGAAAATGCCTTACTTCAATATGCTGTATGATGCTATGGCCGAGAAGTGGCAGTTCTACACTGGCGGAACTCTCACTGAGGTTGTCAAAGCTGACGGTACTAGTTCGGATAACGGTACGAAAACTGGTGCTGATGTACTTGCTAGGTCTGGTATTGATACCACTGTCAATAGCAGTACCCAAAACAATTCTCATAACGATTACACCCTCAATGTTAATTCTGACACTCCTGCTCAGATGCTCAACATTGAGAGTGATATCGCAAATAACACCTACGCTTCCTCTGCTAACAAAAATAAAAATAACGGCACTAACACAGGTAACAGTAACAGCACAGATACCACCACTTATAACAGCAAAGAAACAACCACACTCGATGAACACACCACAGCAGACAGACAGCACAATGACAACCGGAACAGAACCGTGTCTGGCTTGAACAACAAGTCATACGCAGAACTGTTCAAAGAATACTCTGAATCTGTACGCAATCTGGATTTAGAGGTTATCGACAGTTTGAAAGATTGCTTCATGGGAATTTTGTAAAGGAGTAAAACTATGGTCAACTTCATTCAGTCTGCTGACAGCAAAATCAAAATCAATGAAGATGTTTCTTACCTTCTGAACGATGCACTGCATGTCAATGCCGTGTTCACCGCTTCCGGTATTGTCGAAGCAAACAACCCTGTCCTGCGTGTGAACCTGCCCAATGTTGGCAAGCACGCTGAACTGAATTGGTACAACACCAGTTCCGACTATGCGGCCACCGCCGCCGCAAAGGTTAAGGATACTGTCAGTTCCGTTGACGGCATCCACAATATCACCATTTCTCTGAGCACCGCTACCACCGCTTCTCAGGAGTACCATATCGAGGGCTGGATTAAACTGCCCTGAAAGGGGTGATATTTATGGATTTAGTCTCGTTGGCTAAATTCTTGAGCGCCCTTATTCAGTGGGTGCTCGACTACTTCCATCTGTAAAGGGGGTGTCACTATGCCGCTTACTACTCTTACTCCGTTGCCTTTCCTTCCCATTCCTGGTAAGTTTGACCTGAATACTTTCCTTCCGGGTTCTAGCGACTATGAGATTCTGGCACGAGTTGTGGAAACCTACAACAGTGCTGTGAAGCAGTTCAATGAAATTATCGAGTTTTACGGTGACTACGATGCTAAGATTGAACAGCTGGAAACCAATTTTCAGAACAAACTTGATACCTTTGAAATTAAGGTAAACAACGAGAACGCCCAGTTCAAATCTGATATCACTACCCAGCAGAACAACTATCAGAAAAACATTGATGCCAAAATTGCACAGCTTGACAAAACTGTTCAGGAGTGCTATACCGAGATTCAGAAGCTCATTAACGGTGAGTATATCGAGACTTATGTACAGGCGCTTGCAACGTGGATTGACAACAACTTACAGGTAATGGTTTCCAAGATTGTAAAATACGTCTGGTTTGAAATCAACGAGGACGGCTATTTCATTGCTTGGATTCCTGACACTTGGGACTTCATTGACTTCGACACAGAAATGAATCCTGATTCTGAGGACTATGGCAAACTTGCTTTGCTGTGGGAACCGGAAGTCGTACAGTAACTTTGACGTGTGATAGGCACTCTTCAATCCTATCGGGAGGGTGAACCGGGTGTTCTGGTTCAACGGGTGGACAGTTTATTTAATGAAAGGGGTTTCTAATATGGCACTTAAAAAATATATTGGCCTTCGTTATGCTCCTAAATTCGTAGGTGCTTGGGATAAGACCAGCGAATACGCCGCTCTGAGCGTGGTCTATACCAATGAACAGAGCTACGTCAGCCGCAAAACTGTTCCTGCAAACACTGAGATTACCAATACTGAGTTCTGGATTAAGAGCGCAGACTGGAATGCTCAGGTGGCGCAGTACAACCAGAACGTTGAGCAGTATCAGGCAAATGTGGAGAAGTATAACCAGAACGTGGAGACGTACACACAGGCTGTTGACCAGTTCTATGCTGATACTCTCCACAGCTATGATACCAAGAGCGATATGGTGGCTGACCGCTCCCTGAAGCTAGGTGACACTCTGCTGACGTGCGGCAATGCGGCTATCGGTGACGGCGGTGGCTCGTTCTATCAGGTGGTGCCTGAGACTTCTGCTAAGGCTGTGGCTCTGGAAAATGGGCTGTTTGCTCTGCCGTTCGAGTTCCAGCCCTATGATTACAGCGAGTTTCAGGGTGAGGTTGACAGGGTGGTTGAGAGTTTCGGCACGAGCGTTGCTGAAATCAAGGCCGCAAGTCTGGGAACGTATGACAACGTTGCTAAGATGAAAGCTGATACCACGCTGAAAGCCAACACCACTGTTCTGACTACTGGTGAAGCAACTGTTGGTGACAACAAGGGCAGTTTCTACCGGGTGCAAGACACCAGTGACAGGACTGACGCTGTACCGCTAGACAACGGCAAGAAAGCTGTGCCGTTTGCTCTGGATGTGGGTGCGGTCGCGGGTACTGCACTGACTTTCAATGGCCGAAGCGATGCCGCCGCTGTGTGGAACGTGAAAGCTCCGGGTGCGGTGACTATTCCGCTGAGTGTCCCCGCTGGCGGGACTGCTACGGTGTTTCTGGGTGTGCTGTATGGTGCTAATGAGAGCACTGTTACGGCAACCCTGAACATCAACAGCGGCAATGTCAAGACCATGACGTTCACTGATAAGGGTGACGCAACGCATGATAAAATTTGTGTGTATGCTATTACTGTGAAGTATGACGGCAGTGCTTACAGCTGGGGAAGTGCTACCAGTGCTAGTTGGCTGGTGGATTATCAGCGTGATAAGGTGACGCTCGAAGTCGCTATTCCTAATGGTGCGCCTGTGCTTGGAGTAGAGCAAACAAACAAGGATATGAACCTGGCTTTTACTGTAAGCAAAAAAATAAACATCACTGGAATTAAAACCAACTTCAACATTACAGGTGAGATTAAAAGCGGTATCTTGAACATCGGTGAATCCACTCTTCAAGCACTCCCGTCTACTAAAACACTTCCGGCAACAGGCGAAGCAGTAACAACTGGTTTCTCCGTCACAGTCGAACCTGGTAAAACCTACATTCTGGGTGTAGCAGGCATTCTGTGGAAAAAAATTACAGACCCATTCCTAGGCGAACTCACTGTCATTGATAAAAAATATGGTGCACCGACAGCTGTTCCTGCTGGTGACTATGGTGTGTTCAATATCAAAGCTCCCGGAATTTACGGCAACTTCACGACAGACAACCTCATTTCCTGCGTACTGATTTACGATGAATAAATAACATTTTCACGGGGTACGAATAGTACCCCGCTTTTTTGTTAC